CGACAAATTCATTATTATCTATGATTGCAGCAGTGTTATTTGTTTCATCACAGATAACTCTGAAATCAAAGATTCCTCGTTTTGCCTGTACATCACGAAGGAATGGTTCAACAATGTTCACAAAGTTTGTTCTTGTAATCTCATCGTTGAATTCAAACATTTGATCTCTTGCGGCTGAAGAGATTGCATTTTCAAGGAAGATAAACAATCTACGAACGTTTATCCTATCAAATGCTGATGCTTTTCCAAGTGCTGTCTTATCACCGAAGAGAACTATTCCTCCACCAGGTGAGAAGATGATTGGATTTATTCTATTAGAATACAATTTATCTCTTTGTGTTTGAGATGGATTGTATGTTAACTTAACTGCATTAAGTATTGCACCTCTTGCAGTTCCTGCTGGTGAGAACCAAGGGAAGTTGTTAATGTCATTTCTTGCACATAATCCTGCGATGTCTCCATTCATTGGAACATATCTGAATGTATCTGCAAATCTGTCATACATGTACTTGTAACTTCCATCAAACACTGCGAATGATGATGATGTTACAGGAGCAAAGAAACCTACAACATTATCTGTGATTTGCTCATCATTGAATACAGTTACAGCACCTGCTGCTCCATCACTTAAAAATGCTCCACGATGAGGTGATACGAAAGCAACTGCATCTTTTCTTATCTCTGCAACAGAGATTATTTTATTTGCTAATGATTGTGTTGTTTCTTTTGTATGATTACCAGAACCCATTAGAATGAAATCTGCTGAGTTTAAATTATCATCTTCAAAGAGTTGATAACCTCCTGCTAATCCAGCCAAGGTTACTTGGAATGCACCATCTGCATCCTCATCTGTGCCACCATCATAGTTTTTACCACCACCTAATGTGAGGGTTGTTGCACCAATACCAGAAAAACTAATACCCTGTGCATTTTGATCCCATCCACCATCAGCAAATTGTGTGAAGTTAGATGCACCAGCACCAAATGATGTTGTAACTATTCCTGCAGGAGCTCCACCAGCAAAAATATTTGTTGAGTTATTATAAGTGTATTTTCTCCAGTAAGAAGGTGAACCTAATGAATACTCTGCATCTTTTGCTTTTGACATTGATAGATGCTTCTCTAGGATTGTACCTGCGTTACCTGATACTTCACCAGTATCATCAATAACAACAACGTGTACTTCATCAAATCGTGAATCACGAGCAGCTGCATAGTTTGATGTGCCAGGACGGTCTGAAATATTATTCCAATTAATTGTTGAATTAGTTAATTGAATTGTTTGTTGATCAAACCAGTCTACACTTGCAGTTGGTGTGGCAGTTGCATATGATGAAGATTGTCCAGTTGTATGAATCGCAACTGATGTATTACCAAACTTGTAAATACCATTTGGTTGGTAAGTCACCTCTGTTGATACACCTGCGTTGGTTACTGATTCTAATATCTTAACCGATACTTGTTTTAGATTTGTATCTACTTGTGTAACAATACCTTTGAAATATCCAGTTAATAATGAAGTCGTACCAGAACCTGCTACAACTGTATTTGCTGGAATACCTTGAGTAACTCCATAACCAACGTTTATGTTTGCTGGTAATGAACTAAATGTCAATACTTGGTCTGCTAAGTCATCAATTATAGCAACCTTCAAGTTATTTGCCCATGAACCAGGATTTCTGGCAGCAACAGTTACTCCAGTAATTGTTGAACCATCATATCCTAAATCGTTATAATGTTCTGTGCTTTTTATCTTAATACTTCCTGCTGTTCCCGAAAAAGCATTCTTTAAATCGTCATCATCTGCTCTAACAACTCTTAATGGTCCACCATAAGCAAGATATGATGATGCAACCATCCAATACTCATAGTGCTTGTCAGCAGAGTAGGGTTTTCCAAAAGCATTTAATAAATCTTGCTCTGTCTCTACCAAAATTGGAAGGTCAACTGCTCCTTTAGCAAACGGTCCTACAAGAGCACCAACTTTATCAGATGCTGTGTCAACACGACCAACGGTTAGGTCAACCTCTCTAACTACAATTCCAGGAGATGCTAAATTTAGTGGCATCTTTATTCTCCGAATCTCAGATTATTTCTGAAATTATTTATTAAAATACCCTTTTTCATGTAGTCTACATGTATTAAAATGCACCATCCCAGAAGGTATCACCCATTGGTTGCATGTTTCTTGATATAAAATATAACCCTATATTACATACGAACCAGTTAATGTTTATGACCCAAGTTTGTCTCCAAAGGTATTTTCGATTTGTTTCTACTATAAAAATATTTCTTTGATTATCAGATTGTTTTACAATTTGTTCCAATATCAAAGCAATGACAAACCCTATTGCATAGATGTAGAATGCAAAGTTTAAAAAACTAGAACTGAAAAGTAAAGCTGAAATCATCTGTAATCCCACATATAAGAACGGTCTCCATACTCATCAGTATGCCACACATCACCATCTTTGTCAACAAAAGTTGAGTCCTCTAGACCAGTTTCAATGAATCCGAATGGTGCCATGTCCTGTTCGATTTGATTTTTTTGCTCCTCATATATTCTTTTTCGTATATCATTATCCGTCATCTCTTTGAAATATTCTTGTGCAACTAACCATGCAAAGAGAACTAAACACATTGCTAAGTCATCATTACAACCCTCTTCTGCTTCAAAGGAATTATGTTTTTGAGTAAAGGTTGTTAATTCAGATATTATTTCATAGTCACAAGTAAGTAATTTGTGATCTTCAATCATAGTTTTTAAATTACTACAACCAAGTTTTTTCACAGCAGCTGTGGTTCTTACACCAAGTTGTGTTTTCTTTCCTGAAAACCCTTGACCCACTATTTGACCATTTCTACCTCTCATCGACGCCATAAGCAGGTTTTCATACTCCAAATCATACTGTAATATGCTGGCAACCTGATCCCCAATGTCATTTACCTCAACTAAAATATAAGAATTATTATATCCTTTTGCAACATCTAATATTATATTTGGAAACAACATTGGTTTAATTTCATTGTTTCGATATTTTGCTACTACCTTATATGGAAACTGAGTAACATCAAACACAATGAATGCAGAATAGTCATTCCCAAGTCCTCTTGCCACATCGACTGTGACTATGTAATTATGATCTTTCTGTGGTTTTTCGTAAATATCTAAACCTGCGTTTCGTGTAAGTGGATTATCATAGACCATATTTTTTAATATAGCTGGTGCTATGAGTGTGTTAACAGAACCTAGAAACTCACATTCAAACTCAACCCTGAATTGTTGCTCTGATGTGTTTGCAATAGTTTGCTCTTTCCAAACAGCATCTCTACCTGGCACTTCACTCCAATGAACGTCTGTTGGAATATATTCATTCTTTCCTCTCTCTGCATCATGCCAATATCTGTAAAAGTGGTTCATCCCGTGAGGGGTAGATACCATTATGACTTTGGTGTTTTTACCAGAAGTGATAGTAGGATATACTGAGGCAAAGAATGACTCAGCAATATGGTTAGGAACAAAGGCAAACTCGTCCAGAAAAAGAATGTTGAAAGACATACCTCTAACTGCACTTGCAGAGGTAGATGCCGCCAGTATTTTAGATCCATTTTCTAACTCCAGACTTCCTTTATTCCAAGATATTATACCCTGTTGCATCCATTTAGGCAAATTCTCATATGCAGTTTGTA